GTGTTACCGTTGTCTATGCCTACTAAGTTGTATATGAATGGAAGTATTAGGTCTTGGTTACACTATTGTGATCTCCGAACAGCTCACGGAACACAGAAAGAACACGCACAGATAGCTGGTCAAGTACAAGATCTACTTTATCAACACCTTCCTAACGTTAGTGAGGCAATGTGGAACAAAAACTTAGACTAAATGAGTTCAAAACTCTTCAAAAAGCTTGGAGTCGGGGTATCCCGTGGTGGGATCACCTCGTCTTAGCTTTGCTGTGGTGGTTAGAGGAAAAGATTATTGATTATCGGGTAAAAACGGAGGTAACAAAAGCTATTGAGGAGGTCGAACTGCCACCAATGCCAGATATGGTTACCCCGGTTTACACAGAACGTCCCTCAGACACGTCTGTAAGCCTCCCTGAGATGCGTTTGACCGCTCCTTGGTATAAGGTGGCGGAAGATGGCGGAACACGCCTTACAGACGATTCTAGGGGGGTCTGATAAATCCTAACAAAAATTTGTCTAACCTATTAACGTATAGCGCAGGTCGCAACACCCCCGTGGGGGTACGGGTCGCAGCCGTGTCCACGTGTCCGCGCACCTGTCACGTACGCAGGTACGCAAGCGCACGCAGCCCTGGTCCCGCCTGGTTTGTCCTCGCCTGAGCCTGTGTCCAGCCGTGTCCAAGCGGGTATGAGCGGGCGTTACCTGGTGAGACCTGGCGGAACCAGCAGCAACGAGAGGGGCAGATGCACTGCGATGGCTCAATTTCAAGTGATCTGTTCGCCCTTCCATTAGCATTGCTTATGACCATTGATAAGCATCGCTGATAACCACTGCGCTGCAAGGGATCTGGTTCCGCCAAGTCCCGCCATTGTGCCACTTCCATCGACTGTCCACCGCCCAACCGGCTCCAGAGGCTGTATGATGACCCTTGGATGAGTGGTTGATGATCTTGATCTCGACTCTCCCTGTAAAGGGGGAGGAGAGTCTCGATCTTCAATCACCACTCACCACCTCACCGAACCTCGACAACCGAATAAGCAGCTCGCTACCGGATCAACCGGATGATGACGACCAACGGCGTGGGTTTCTGCCGTGATGAGCTGGTAGACACACCAACAGCGGCGAGGCACAGCCGCTATACAAGTATGCTCATGCCAACACCACCACGGTGCATCGACGCCCCGCCCGTTTGAGTCGGGCTGGTTGGTATTGCTACTCCACAAGGACGTAGCTCATTGTTCACTTACACTTTCACAACATGTTCTACAACATCACTCGTCGTACCTCTGACGCTGTTGCATTCATTCAGGTCTCGCCTATCCTTGGCGTTGCACTTGTTGAGTTCGACAACGGATACAGCTACGAGTACACCAACGTCAGCCGTCGTGCTATCGTCAACCTGATGCTCAACCCTAACATGAGCCTTGGGTTCTGGGTTAACAAGAACTGTGTTAACTCCAAGCGAGTTGCTTGTCTCAACCTCGCTTGATTACCTAATGTAGGTTACACTTAGCCATCACCTCGGGTGTCTTGTTACACTCGACTCGTGATGGTTTCCTGTAGCTGACATAGCTACGTTCATTCGCTTACACTTAACATGATTGCACTTATGTCACCCGAGTTCACTGCTGCACGTGAGGCATTCGCTGCCTGGTACGACAGCAAGGACGCAGACACACAGGAGTTGATTGAGTCCATCTCTGCCCGTACTAACTTCATCATTGATGAGGATGAGTACGATGCATTCATCTCACTCCTTGCTGATCTTGGCATCAAAGATGCTGGTCAGTTTGAGGATGCATTCGCTGGTGAGTATGAGTTCATTGGTGAGCACATCACTAGCAAGTTCGCAGAGGACTTCAGTGATGATCTCTATCCTTCCGATGATCTTCCTGAGATCTATCGTTACGCTATTGATTATCAGCTTGTCTGGTACTCAGCCTTGCGTTATGACTTCTACGATATGGAGTTCAAAGGTAACACTTACTTCTTCAATCGCAACGTCTGACGATTACACTCAAGGATGCACAGCTAGTGTCTCCTTTTCTGTAGTCCTCACGACTACATGTTCTTTCACATGGAGTTACTTATGTCCAACATTGAATACCTTCGTCAACAACTTGAGTATGCTGAGGAGCAACTCATGATTGCTGATGATATGCACAGCAAGATCACCTGGGGTAACAGGTGTGATGCACTCGAAGCTGCCCTCGCTGATGCGGAGGTTGCCTGATGCAGTACATCTTCCCTGCACCTGATCAAGGGTATCTTGATACAGCTATCAATTGTAGCTATCAAGCGATGGAAGTGTATCCTAATCACATCCTATTTACCTACGAATTGTTGTCTCGTATTGATGAGGAGTCTGAGTACTGATGATGTACCAAATCCTATACACAAAGGGGCGTGACATTTGCGCCTGTGATTACATCCAAGCTCGCTCAGTTATGCAAGCATGGGATATAGGTACAGCTAAAGCACAAGGACATGAGCGTGTCCTTGATGTTGTACCTATGACAAACCTTACTCAAGTTCACAAGGAGTTCTGATGACTGAACAACTACTTCGATCCCGTGAATGGCTGCTGTTAAATGCAGTCGAAGCATGGCTACATCACTACGGTAATGTAGACACACCTACCCTTGCACAGTATAAAGAACTACAGGTAGAGTTCCATGATGCGTACATGTTGACTCTGCACAAGGACGCAGCTGATGACACACCTCCTGTCAAATCAACCAGGAAACGTACAAAGAATGATTCACAATCACAAGATGCGTGAACTTACTCAACAGTGGCTTAATTGTTTCAATGAGTTACAAAGACTATCTGATGAATTAGGTGTTGGTGATCCTTTCAACTTTAATCGTGGACGTGAGATTCACACAGCACTTACATTAGGGTTAACTCTTAGCAACACCTTGGCAGGTGCTGACGCTTATTGTAACGGCAACCCTGTTGAACTCAAGTCTACAATTGGTATATTAAAAGCTACATACAGCGGCATTTCTGTGCAATCAACTTGGCAAGAACAAGAGACTTACCTTGTTAATGAAAAACTAGGTAAATATAAGCAGCATTACATCTGCAGATATAACGGTGCTACATTAGAAGAAGCCTGGGTATTATCTAGTGATGATGTTTTAGCTATTCTTCTTCCTAAATTCCACAAACAATACCACTCAAATCGTAATGCTAAAGATCCCCGACTTGGGCAACAAATCAACACTGCAGAAATCAAAAAGTTTGGCACCCGTGTTGTACTCACAAGGCAAGAATGACGAATGTTATACACCAAGTTACGGTGTAACTCCAATCCTTAAGTATATTCCAAAGGATGTGACAGTTTGGTGTCCATTTGACACCGTTGACAGTGAGTTTGTAAATCAAATCTCACGTACTCATAGAGTTGAATATTCACACATCAGTGAAGGCAAGGACTTCCTCACCTATGAGCCAAATCATTGGGATGTAATTGTATCTAATCCACCATTTACAAACAAACGTAAATACTTTGAACGTGCTTTAGAGTTTAACAAACCGTTCGCTCTTATCATGTCTAACACTTGGTTAAATGATTCAGCTCCAAAACAACTATTCAAAGATAAGGATTTGCAGTTGTTAATGTTTGATAAGCGTATGGAATTTATTCAACCAAACGCCAAGCAAACAGGGAAAATCACATTTAGTTCTAGTTATTACTGTTGGAACTTTTTGCCCAAGCAAATCATTATGGAGTGTTTTTAATGCTCAAAGAGTACGAAGTGACCTTACGTTCAGGTGTTTGGTATCTCCTAGCACCCGACTCTGAGACTGCAGCTTGGTCTGCCTTAGAGTTGTCCCGTGAACGCAACGATCAACTACTAAATGTTAAACAAACTGATGAGTGGTAAACGTTACTATCCTAACAACTGGGAAGCGTTCAAGGACGCACCAGATGAGATGTTTGAACCTCATCTATTTGAGGAGGTTATGGACTGGAAGGTAGGCGGTTGGGAGCTACCTTCATCCGTATGTTGTATCATTCGTGTACGTGACACTCAGACTTACAAGGTCAAGGAGCACGTTTACATGAAAGAATCAGCAGCACAAAACAAAGTTAGGCAGCTTATGCACACGCCTAACATTGAGTTCACTGTTTGCAATCACGACGCAATCCACCACCTTACTTGCGAGCCTACTGACAATGACGACTAAAGCTTATTACCGCCGTCTTCACGAGTTGTGTGATCAATTGATTGGTCATCCTCATCGTGATGAGATCATCAACTTGATGATGGAACAACTAGCTGACGACAACGACACTATCGAGACTGCCTATGCCTACACCAGCTGAGATTGACGAACAAGTACAACTTGAGCGTGATCAAATAGCTCAAGGACTCAAGAGATTACACAAGAACACACAGGATCTTGAGAACAGAAGCTATGCATCAGCTAGTGTATATGGGATTGCCTCTATTGATATGCTCTTGCCTCTTGTGGTTAGACGTATTGAGGAGACTAACAATCGACTGATTAAAGGTCAAGCAGGTGCCTCATTCAAGGAGATACAGAAGTACATCATTGACCTTGAACCATTAGCATCTGCAGCTATTGCACTTAAGCTTACCTTCGATAAGGTGTTTTCCTTCAAAGAAGGTAGCGATCAACTACCCAATGTATGTGAAGCTATTGGTCACGCTGTTGAGAATGAGTGCCAGATGCGCTTCTATGAGCGTAAAGCACCTGGACTTCTGAATGTACTTAAGAAGAAGTATTGGCACTCTTCTAGCGGCACTCATCAACGTCTCAGCAACATTCGCAGACCAATGAATGCTGTTGATGTAAAGTGGGATGCATGGGGTAGAGCTAACCGTGTTAAATTAGGTGCTTGGTTGCTTGATTGCATCATCGCTGAATCACATTGGTTCACCAAGGAGATGCGTCAGGAAGGACGCAAGCGTGTCAACTATGTTGTACCTACACCTGAGTTTATGTCCATCAAGGACAAGGTGATGAAGGATGCAGAGTTGTTTGCTCCTCTTGCTTGGCCGATGTTGGTTGAGCCTAACAACTGGACTAATGATCGTGCAGGGGGATACCTTCTCAACGAAGTGATGCGCGGGCATGACATGGTGCGGCGTGGTAACCAGCTATGTATACAGGGAGAAACCCCTATCGAGTTTCTGAACAAGATTCAGAAGGTCGCCTTTACTCTAAATCCTTTTATTGTAAGGGTTGCGGAAGAACTAGATAGATTGGAACGAGCAGTAGGCAAGTTCCTCCCTATCATCCATCATGAGCTACCGCCTAAGCCTGTAGATATTGCAGAGAACAAAGAGTCTCGTAAGAAGTACAGACAAGCAGCAGCTCAGACAATGAACTTGAACGCACAAGAGTTCAAGAAATCATGTCGTACAAGGATGACAATGGAGGCAGTGAAAAGGTTCAAGGACGTACCTAAGTTCTACATACCGTGGTCCTTTGATTACAGAGGTAGAGCTTATCCTATTCCTGCCTTTCTTACTCCACAAGACACTGACTTTGGAAAAAGTTTGTTAGTCTTTGCTGAGGGGTCTTACATGACACCTGAAGCAGAAGAATGGTTAGCCTTTCAAGTAGCTACTACATTCGGTCTTGATAAAGCACCGATTACTGAGCGTATTGAATGGGCAAGGAATAACCATGAATTATTCACAATCATAGCGCAAGATCCCATAGATAATTTACATCTTTGGGAAAATGTTGAGGAACCATTTCAGTTCCTAGCTGCTGTGGAAGAGTATTATCATTGTGTCGTAGTTGCCGATAGGCAATTCACACGTCTTATGGTGGCAACCGACGCTACTTGTTCAGGTCTACAGATCTTGGCAGGATTAGCTAGGGATAAGTCCACTGCACGTCTTGTGAACGTCTTACCAGGCACTGAACCACAAGATGCTTATAAAGTAGTAAGTGAAGTAGCTACTCCTCATTGTCCTGAGTCTATCCAACCTTACATGGATAGGAAAGTGGTCAAAAGGGTAGTCATGACCGTGCCTTATAATGCTAAACCTTACAGCAATCGCGGATACATCCGTGATGCACTTGCTGAGAAAGGTGTAGAAATTAGTAAGGAAGATCTTACTGCTACTGTTAAAGCGGTAAGGGATGCTATGAATGTAGTCGTCCCCGGTCCTATGGCTGTTATGTCATGGATTGAGACTGAGGTAGCTAATGCTATCAAGGCTGGTAAGGAGTTCTTAGAATGGACAACACCTTCTGGTTTTGTTGTTCATCAAAAGTTAAACAAGAAAGAGGTTGTATCCTTACAACTTCAATTATTAGGAGCATGTCGTATGCAGGTAGCTGTAGGCGACACTGATGAGGTTGACATTAACCACCACAAGAACGCAACGGCTCCTAATCTTATTCACAGTCTCGATGCTAGCCTATTACACCTGAGTGTACCACGTTTTGATGCGCCCATTGCTCTCATTCACGATTCTGTGCTTTGTAGAGCAACGGACATGTCTACTCTCAGCACTATTGTGCGAGAAACCTACATGCACCTGTTCGCAGAGCATGATTACTTAGTTGATTTCGCATCTCAAATAGGCGCGGAATCTAAACCACCGATCATTGGCGATCTTAAACCAGAGTCAGTGATTGAATCCACCTACTTTTTCTGTTAATGGCACAAACCGTACACATCACCCAAGAGCCTGTTGTCCTTGAAGGTTATCAGGCTATTCTCAAACCTAGTAAGTTTGGTTACTCGTTGGGTGCATTGATTGATGAGAAGCTTGTTGAAGTTCTGGAGCAAGATCGCACCGAAACTATCAAGTGGGCTGAATCTAAACTGAAGAACCCTAAGCGTTCTACTCTCAAGCCTGAGCCTTGGGAAGAGGTGTCTGAGGGTAAGTACAAAGTTAAATTCTCTTGGAATGATGAGACCAAACCTCCTGTGGTTGACACTGAAGGTACACCCATCACTGATGAGAACATTCCGCTTTACAGTGGTTCTAAAGTTAAGCTGGCATTCCGTCAAAAACCTTACATCCTCAAGGATGGGGTAACGTACGGTACAACGCTTAAGCTTGTAGGTATCCAGGTCGTAGCACTCAACAGCTCTGCTGGTGTAGATGCTGGTGACATGGATGAAACTGAAGTCGCTGCATTGTTCGGTCAAACTAAAGGATTTAAGTCTAACGATCCTGTTGTAACTCCGGCTGCTGAAGTAGCAGCAGATGACGACTTCTGATGTATCGCTCAGGCTTAGAGGGTAAGGTCGCTGACCTTCTCTCTAGCTTGAAAGTTAAATACGAATACGAATCACGTAAACTCGCATACGTTCTTGAATGCAACTACATCCCCGACTTTCTTTTGCCGAATGGTGTCTTTCTCGAAGTGAAGGGACGCCTGACAAGCGAGGATCGCCGCAAGATGATCGCAGTAAAGAAGAGCAATCCCGACTTAGATATTCGCTTCGTCTTTCAAGCACCCTTTAATAAAATCTACAAAGGGTCCAAAACCACCTATGCGAAGTGGTGCGAAAAGCACGGCTTCCCATGGACTTCATACACATCCATCCCAATTTCATGGCTAACCTAAAGTACGGTACTCCTGAATACTACGCTGACCTGTTTGCAGATACCCTTGCAGATGTAGACGCTGAAGAACCAGGAACTGTTGACAACATCTTGAGTGGCTTCTACGTTGCTCTGAACGAATGGTTTGATTATCACGAACAACAAGCTAATGCATACGCAGAACTCCGAGTCCGAGTTCGTGAGGCACTTGCCATGTAATAACTGTGGGTCGTCTGATGCAAACTCCTTGTATTCAGACGGCCACACTTTTTGCTTTTCATGCAATTCGTACGGTCACACTGAAGAAGTTGTTCACAATCATAAAATGCCGACCAATGTACAATTACGTGGCTCAGCCGAACGGCTGCAGAAACGACGAATCTCCGAGAAAGTCTGTCAAAAGTACAGAATCCACAAAGACGGAGACGTTCTACGCTTCTATTATTTCAGCGAGTCTGGAGTACTTGAAGGTTGTAAAGTAAAAACTAAAGACAAAGTATTCACCTATGAAGGATCAGTCCCAGGCACTCTCTTTGGACAACATTTGTTTCCCGCCACTGGAAAACGAGTCGTCATCACTGAAGGAGAACTCGATGCAGCTTCATGTCAAGAAGCTATGCCGGGGTGGCCGATGGTATCTCTACCTAGCGGTGCCGCTGCGGCAAAGAAGTCGGTTCAACGGGCTATCCCCTGGCTCCAGGGTTATGAGGAGATTGTCCTGTTCTTCGACAATGACGAGGCAGGCCGTAAGGCGACGGAGGAAGCAGCAAGCGTACTCCCACCTGGCAAGTGCAAGATCGCATCACTCCCGAATGATTACAAAGATGCGTCAGACGCCCTCGTTGCCAATGACTCTCAAGCGATTCGTGAGGCTATTTGGAATGCAAAACCTTACCGTCCAGATGGGATCGTTGATGGGAAGTCACTCCTAGAACTTGTAACCACTCCTACACCGCCTGCTAATCATGACTACCCATTCATCGGACTCCAAAACAAACTTCACGGTATTAGATACGGAGAGCTTGTTACAATCACTGCTGGATCTGGTATCGGCAAGTCCTCATTCTGTAGGGAGCTTGCAACTCATCTTTTGCAAAGAGGAGAACGGGTCGGTTATTTGGCTCTTGAAGAATCAAATAGGAGAACTGCTCTCGGACTAATGTCCGCTGCTGTTGGAAAATCACTACACATTGGAGAACATGACCGAGCTACTCTCACCCAAGCGTATCAGGATACTCTTGCTAACTGGAATCTCTTTCTTTTCGACGGCTTTGGTTCTTTTGATCCTGATCTCATCTACAACCGAATTGAGTACCTGGCAACAGGTCTTGATGCGAGGGTCATCTTTCTAGATCACCTTTCTATCTTGTTGAGTGGTCTTGACGGTGATGAACGCCGCATGATCGATACTACTATGACTCGCCTACGCTCTCTTGTAGAACGTACGGGCATTGCAATGTTCCTCGTCTCCCACCTCAGGCGAACATCTAACGATACTAACCACGAGGAAGGAGCCCGTGTTACACTTGGACAGCTGCGCGGAAGCGCGGCAATTGCACAACTCTCTGACGGAGTTATTGCACTCGAACGCGATCAACAGGCCACAGCTGGAGGAAGTAATACAACAGTGCGAGTCCTTAAAAATCGCTATTCGGGCGAAGTTGGTATCGCGTGTAATCTGAGCTATGATCTATCCACCTGTAAATTCAATGAAACTCAACCAGAACCAGAGTTCGACGCAACCACAGACTTTTGAAGCAATCCTGTATATGGATAGCGGTCTTCACGTCGTCAAACCAAACCCTCCCACCCCTGAAGCTGTAGCTAAAGCACAATTCGTTGACAAGACGTATCAATGGAAGGGTGCTGCTTCCCATAAGGAATGACTACCCTAATCTTTGACTTAGAAACTAACGGACTACTGAATGATCTTACCTGCATTCACTGTTTGGTCATCTATGATCTCGAAGCTGACCAGACCCTATGTTACAACGATCAAGGTAACAAAGAGCCTGTTGTCCGGGGCATTGAACGTCTTGAAGACGCAGACACTATCGTGGGTCATAACATTATTAACTACGATATTCCTGCTATCTCTAAGCTATATCCTTGGTTTCAAAACACTGGTAGGGTTCTGGATACTCTGGTCCTTAGCCGTTTGTATCACGCTGATATTCTAACCATTGATAAGAAGCGCAGATGGGATCATATGCCGTCGCAGTTGTATGGACGCCATTCACTTGAAGCGTACGGCTATCGTCTGGGAGAATACAAAGGATGCTACGGTAAAACAACCGACTGGAAAGATTGGACACAAGAGATGGAAGACTACTGTGTTCAAGACGTAAACGTTACTAAAAAACTATGCAACCATTTCCACCCATACCTGATTGGGTCACGCTAGAGCATAGAGTTGCACAAATTCTCACCCAACAAGAACTGCATGGCTGGTACTTCGACGAGCGACAGGCATACGAGCTTGAGTCTACTCTCAGAAGCGAACTGGAATCTACTACAAGATCACTACGAGAAAGGTATCCTCTCGTTGCAGGATCGGAATTTACTCCTAAGCGAAATAACAAAACTTCTGGCTATGTTGAAGGATGCGCCTTCACAAGACTTAAGGAGTTCAATCCCACAAGCAGGGATCACATAGCTTGGGTAATGCAGCAGCATTGCGGTTGGACACCAACTGAGTTTACTGATAAAGGTAAGCCTACTATTGATGAAGTTGTATTGAAGGACATAGGTACGCCTATTGCTCTTGATTTCTTCCGTTGCTTAGAACTAACTAAATCACTTGGCATGTTGTCTGAAGGCATCAATGCCTGGCTGAAGTTAGTACGAGGTAACCGTATTCATCACCACTGTTCAGTTGCTACTAACACCTTTCGTTGTGCTCACCGCAAACCTAATCTTGCCCAAGTCCCCAGTGATGCAGAATTTCGACGACTCTTTAGAGCCACGCCCGGCCTTGTTATGGTCGGCGCTGACCTTGCTGGTATTGAACTCCGCATGTTGGCTCATTATCTGGCTCGTTATGACGAAGGCCGTTATGCCGATGTTCTCCTCAACGGTGACATTCACCAAGAAAATGCTGACAAGATCGGCATTAGTCGTAAACAAGTAAAGACAGTTACCTATGCCTTTTTATACGGGGCTGGCGATGCCAAGCTGGGAAGAAGCTATGATCCGCAACTCTCAGAAAAAGAAGCAAAGAAGAAGGGCAAGGAGATACGCCAGGCTTACATGGATGCAGTTCCTGGACTTGAGAAGCTGGTTACTGCGGTTAAGTCCAAGGC